ATTTCAACCTGCGGCGAATTTGTGCCAAAAAAGAATCGAGCAGCGTCCAGCGCTTTCGTGTCGAAATATGGAAAGATGGCGTTGACCAGCTTTTTCATGTCGCTGTAGCAGGTTGCGTCGGTGACATGATCAATGGGAAACAGCACATGGAACTTAGGCCGAGCAGGCTTTCCATTTTTCTCGCGCATATGTGATCGACTGTAGTGAACGGCAAACGCGACGCTGGGAAAAGCTGCTTCCACATCAGCAGGCCGCATCCATTCGTCAGGGTTCTCAGAGTGGTCATTGTCACAGTCCACCGGAAGGCAGTCGCTACCAATGAAGTTATCGCCGCTACGATAGTTGTTGCGGTACTCCGCGCAAACATAATCCCGACTGACCGCAGAACAAAGCTCCACTGCATCGGTTATCTCTGCTTTATGCGGATAGGAGCAGTTGCCAGGATTACCGATGAAGTCAGAATGGTATATGGTAAACATCTTGAACCTCCTTCAAATCTTCTGTGAAGTAGCGCAGGCGGTAGTTTTTCCACCTGGCTCTTTTGATCTCTGCCTGCATGCCGGGAGAGATTACGCTGCCGAACACCCAAACTTCGGAGCATTTGCTCATCAGGGCATTTCCAAAGAATAATCCCAGATCACGCTCTTGCGGGTTGGTGTCATCCAAAAACTGTGGGAAAAGCAGATGCGGTGCGACCGGTATAAAACCCTTGTCCACTGCAAATCTGCTGTAAACACGCGCAGCTTTTACGTTTTCTTCAATGTCTCCCGCATAGGGAGAGCAGATATATACGATTGGCCGGAAAGCGCGGAGTGCGCGTTCCTCTTTCTCGATCAGCGACAGGGCTTCGTAGGCGGTTGGGTCAGGGTAACCCTCGCTATTACGTTTATCTATACTCATTGAGAGCCTCCTTTCACGACGGGCTTCTTGTCCATCTCTAATATCCACTGGAAAAAAGGAAGCCCATCGTACAAAACATCCTTAATCTTTTTTATAGAAATCTGTCTCGTAGCCATCGGCCCGGAGCTGCAAGCCTTTAGCCCACGGTGGCGTCCTGCCCATCTGCTCACAGACAGATGCAAGTGACATACTCGAGTCGGCTTCGATGACAACCTCGTCGTGAATATGCATGACAATGGAGCAGCACCGAAGCGTCTGCATCGCATAACAGAGGATATCGCGGGCAGTCGCCTGTACAATGTTCTCCACGAACTTAGGTCCGTAGGAGTCCAATCGTTCCCATTTTTTCGTGCCGCCGACGCCCTCGTAGGTGATGCAGCTCCCGCCGAACTTGTTTTCACCAATACGCGGCTTCACATAGGCAAGCCGTCTACCGCTTGGCAGCGTGATAAACAGCATCCCACTCTGACAGGTGAAGGTGATGCCGTGTGTCGAGTTTGTGTGCTTGTAACGAACGGCCTCCATAGCAGCCTTATCCACGTCCCACCAGAACTTCACGATGTGGGGATTCGACTGCCGCCATGCATCAACCAGCAAAGGAAGCTCTTCTTCGGCAAGTCCCATATCAAGAGCACCCATCGCCTTGAGCGCACCGACTGAGCCGCAATAGCCGAGTGCCAATTCTGCGATCTTGCCTTTCTGCCGTAGGTGACCATTGATGCCATGCTTCTCGACCGGTACTTTGAACATCTGCGATGCCGAAGCACAGTAGATATCTCCGCCTTTAGCAAACACATCCTGCCGCCACTGCTCATCGGCAAGCCACGCAATTACACGGGCCTCGATGGCACTGAAGTCTGAAACGATGAGCTTTGCACCAGTTCTTGGTACAAATGCGGTACGGATAAGTTGGGAAAGCGTGTCCGGTACATCTTCATAGAGCATTTTGAGAGCGTCAAAGTCGCCGCAGCGAACAAGGGAGCGGGCTTCAGTCAAATCCTCCAGATGGTTCTGAGGCAGGTTTTGCATTTGGATAAGGCGACCTGCCCAGCGACCGGTGCGGTTTGCGCCGAAAAACTGAAACATACCGCGAGCTCTGCCATCAGCGCAGACTGCGTTTTCCATCGTCTGATACTTTTTTACCGATGACTTAGCGAGTTGCTGTCTGAGGGCAAGCACCTCCGCAAGCTCAGGAGGTGCGGATTTCAAGAGTTCCACGACTGCCTTTTTACCGAGCGTGTCGGTCTCCATACCATTGTTCGAAAGCCACTGTTTCATCTGCTGCACGGAGTTTGGATTATCCAGCTCGGTCAGCTTCTTCATGGCCACAGTCAGCTCAGAGCGGGAACGACCATCAATATCGATGGCTTCCTTCATCAGCGTCATATCCAGAGCGACGCCTCGGTCGTTGATTTCCTGATCGAGGTGATACTCGTCCCACACACTGTCCGGAACAGGGAACTTAGTGAGCTTTGCCTGTATGGACATCTCGGTCTCCACATCTCGGACGTTATATTTCTTGAACGCCAGCCACTTATCTGGCGCATGATAAGGAAAATTTCGGATGCGCTGGCCATTTACTTTTGTCGGAGAGCAGGGCTGGCAGAAGAACTTGATGAGGTCCTTGCCTTCGGTCAGTTTTTGCTTATCCAGATTAAGCACAGAGCCGACGCCTTCCAGCGAAAGAGGCAATCCCATCGTCGCAGCCCACACCATAGAGCAGCGCCACGAAACAGGATTAATGTATTCGCCAGTCGGAAGTCCCAAAAATCGGGAGAGACAGATCCTCTCAAAGTTGGCGTTGAAAGCCCATTTTGTCACAGTTTCGTCGGTTAGAGCGGTTATAACATCGCCAGGAATTTTCTCACCGCAAGCAAGATCAATAACCTGCACAGCACCACCATCCACGGAGTAGCCGAACAGTAATATTTCAAAATCCGGTGCTTCAACATAGCGGTACACACCGGATTTAGCAAGATTGACACTTGAAAAGGTTTCTATATCTATACTGAGTGATTTCATATACACCGTCCCTTCATATACCCCAGATAGGGTGACAGACATAAGGCCCGCCACCCTTAAGGTTCTGGTTTTCAGGCGAGGAAATCCTCGTCATCATCGGTTGCGAAATCAGACTCAGCAGAGGCCTTGCCACCGAGAGGCTCACCGTCGCGCACCTTCTGCAGGTTGTTCAGACCGCAGGCGATGCCCTTATTGCCATTGCTGTTAAATGCATAGAAGCTGATGCTGGCACGACCGTACACACCGGAGTAGACCTCGGAACGGGTTAGAATCGGATTGCGGTCGACATCCACAATGCCGGGTGCCGTGGTTGCATTGGCGTTGATAAAGTAGGAGTTGGCGTAGGCTTCGTCGTCCGGACGCTCTGCATCACCATCACGAAGGGGTGTCTTGAGCGCCGTCAGAGGAGGCACGGTCTTACCGTTGGCCTTGAGCTTTGACTCACCCTCGTGGTAAGCCGCTTCGATAGCTGCCTTGATTTTTGCGACCGTCTTAGTATCGGACTTGGGGATTATGAGGCTGACGGAGAACTTCGGTGTACCGCCGTTGATACTTTTGGGCTCCCAGACGTTTGCATAAGACCAGCGGGTGTTGGGACCAGTGATAACCTTCATTGGGTTGTTGACTTTCGTAGTGCTGTTATTCATAATCGTTTTCCTCCATAAAATCATTTTTGGCTGTGTTCATCGCCGGGCGTTTATCGCTCTCCGGCACGAGCGTGGGTTTGCCCTGCGGCTTCTCGATATAAGCCGCGAGGAGTTCGTCAAAACGGGATTTTCCGAGCAATTTCTGCATGGCGGTGACGCCCAGCACCTTGTGCTCATAGGGGTCAAAGCCAGCGTCGGTGACCACACCAGCGACCGTTGTTTCGTTTGTGTACCTACGGTTCGAGCGGCCTTCGACCAGTTTCCAACCGTTCCACTTCTTACCGCTGATTGCCTGCTGAAGTGCGTATTCCTTAATGTCAGTTGCCCAGGTCACAAGATCGTCGGCGCGAACGAGGATTTCCTCGACTTCTTCATCAGTCAGCAGTGGCGGGAGCTTAAAGTCGTAACGAGCGAGCTCCATATTGGCATCTGCTCTGGCGCGACATTCGTGTTTTGCTTTACAGAAGTCGCACCACTCACCGCACAGGAAGTTGCCGTCACCTGCGAAAGCAAGGTCGGCAGTGGGTTTTAGCACCTCATCTGCCCAGCGGTAAAGCTCGTCTTTTGAGATTTCGTAAGTGCTGACATTGTCACGTCGGGGCTGATAGATAGTCATGCGCACCGAGTTGATGTCGTAGATTCCATCAAACAGCTCAAGAGCGCCGAGCGCGTAGCACTGCATCTGAGGGTTTTCCTCTGCACTTACGAGCACGCCCAGACCATGCTTATAGTCAATGATCTGCAAGGTGCCGTCTGCGATGATGATGCAATCGGCTGTGCCAAAACCGGACTCTACCCAGCGAGAGAAGTCCACACGCTGTTCGATGAGAACAATAGGATCGGTGCAGGTCTGCTTTGCTGTTTCCACCTGTTCGAGCACATAAGAGGCATAACCGATTGCGCAGTCGCTCATTTCCTCATTGAACCATTTTAGGTTTTCGGTTGGGTCAGTTACTTCCATGCCTAGTTCTTGACGGAGCCTGAACTCACAAAGCTCGTGGGCATCAGTACCCTCGGCTGCATAATTACTGCCCTTGTCATCGTAGCTCTCACAGAGCCGAGCTGACGGTGGGCAGTGCAGCCATCGGTCGGAGCTGGATGCGGAGAGAATGGCGTGTCCTTTAGGTGGCATCGGTCAATCCCTCCACATCTGCAAGTAGCGCCTTGTAGTTTGCCGGGTCAACGCCCGACAGCTTGTCGGCACCGTACTTCTGGAGCAGAGAGCGAATCTGAGCAGTGAAGCCCGCGCGGGACTTGTCTGCAAGAACAGCCCTGACCGCTTCCAGCGTTAGCACTGGCTCGGCAGGTGCGGCTTCCGGCTTCGACTCAAAGTTGCTGAACTGCTCCGCCAGCCAGTTAGCCGCGTCGTTGATAGCAGCAGCACACCTGCGCAGTTCTTCGATTGTCGCGGACATCTCGCTCATTTTGCTCATATGCTTTTCCTCCTTCCGTGGATTTGCTTCGGGCTGTGAGGATAGAAAGATTTCTCGCCAGCCGCTTGGACACCACGCTGATCGCAAGCAAAGTGTCGATCAGTTCCTCGTCGGTGTCGTTCATTTGTCTTCTGTCGTTCATAAGGCTTCCTCCAATCTGGGGACTTGTTGTTTTCCTGTCCTCACTACCCACTGGAAAAAAGGAGGGCCATCGTACAAAAAATTTGAAAAATATTTTTGCCCTCCGCCAAATAACTCTGGCAGAGGGCAAAATCGTGTGATTACTTGAGACCCAATATACGTTTACGGAGCTGGTCGAGCACTTGCTTTTCATGGTAAACAACTTTTGACTTGTACCAGTCGCCACCGAACTCGTTCTGCAGGGTAGCTGCCATTTCCGTCTTGGAGCTACCCTCCATAATTAATTCGCAGATGCGTTTACCCTCGGGGTCACGCTCCGACAACTCGTCGAGAAGTTGTTCAAGCAGAAGCCTGTCCACAAGGATGTCGGAAAAGTTGCTGGTCGGGTCCTCAATTGTATCGATAAGGCTGAACCCGTCGCCGTCAGCATTTTCCATCGGTGCGTCGAGCGAGACAGTGTTTCCGGCTGCACGATATTCGCAGGTGGCACAGTCGCTGTCGCAGATCCAGAGTTTTGACTTGGGACATACGCATTGACCGTTCTTTTGCGCTTCTTTCTGTAAGCGCCAGATGGGGCGGTAGTATTCGCGGTAGATTTCTTCAGTTACGGGCACCCACTGTTTGGTGCTGCGGATGTAGATTTTGCGTTGATTGTCTTGGCTTTGCATTGGGTTTTCTCCTTCCGGCTTTTAAGCCGAAGCGGAGATAACCCACATAACTGCCAGTTCTAAATTCATAGATGGTCACCTCATACGGATTTCTCCGCTTCACATCGGTGACCAGCCGTTCGCAGCTGGCACTCTATTCATTTTTCTCGCCATCACAACGACTACGAACGCATCTCCGTGGCCACAGAGATGAGTCATTGATCAGGCAGACCTTTTAACGTCTTGTCTGGGACGATAAAGTTAGTTGTCGTTGGCGATAAACTCTAAATCGCTAAACACCTCGCCGTAATAACAAGGACTTAGATCATATAGTCCACGAGCGTTGTAGCGTCTTAAAACAGAATCGGCTACTGCTTGTCCGGACTGTAAGCACGCTGCTTCATAAGCGTTCTCAATGTTAATAATCCAATTTTCACGTTCTGATTTTTTCACCTAACCACCGCCTTTCATTTAGGTTACTTTTAGTTTAAGACCGGCGACCGACACTTGAAATTAAGCAGAATGGCTGTAAATCGACACTTTCGACACTTCTACAAACACTTCAACGAAATTTAAAAGTGAGTTTATGTGTGTTGTTAATATATAAAGTTATTGAAACGTTGTTTTTTGCGATTTTATGTGATATAATGAAATGTATATTGAAATACTTGTATCTACCGACGGAACGAGGTAATGTCATGAATTTTGCAACACTATGTAAAGGTGTTAAACCACATTGCTCAAAGTTTTCAAACCGAGAATCCTATGTTGCTGAGCTTTTTATAGCTGCAGGTGAGAAGCTACAGTATTCTGAAAGCTATCATCGAAACCTTTACAGTGGCGATAAGCCATTCACGGTTGGCTTAAAATCGCCATATCGTGGTCGTAACAATCTTGCATCACTGACCATGTTCTATTTGTCTTCTATCGACGACTCACGCGTTGCAACGGCATTGGTAGACTTTGGGATTCCTGAAAAAGATTTGCCAAACAAAAAAGCCTTTGCTGTCGCATTGGCGAAACAGACAAAGGCTCTAATTGATAGTGATGATGAAATTGTAGAAGATATTATCGGCTTGGAATATCAAAAGGCAAAGCAAGCCCCAGAGGGTGCGTCACATACGGAAATAGTACCGAGAAAGCTTTATGCTGGTGATGACATTTATGTGGATTTCCGACCGGAGCGTATATATAAAGTCGGCAGCCGGGACGATGTTCAACATACTTGGATATTGCATAATAGCGGAAAGATTCCGTGGACTAACCGCAGACTTGTTTATCGGCGCGGTCCGAAGGACAGACCGGAAGCTAATCCGGCAGATATTCCAATACCGGATACTCTGCCGAATAACTTTGTACACTTGAGTACAGTATTTAACGGCAGAGGTTTTGATGGCATTACCCGGTGCATCTGGGATATGGTTGATGAGGATGGAGAAAACTGCTTTCCGAATCAAGACACTCTTTTTTGCATCACATTAGACGTAAAGTACAGACGGTAAAATAAATGGAGGTTATTCGAGTGAGCGAACCGATTATTGAGAAATGGGTCACTTTAAAAGAAGTTCAGTCATATCTCGGTGTTAGGAGAGAGACTGTTTTACAGTGGATAGCTAAAAGGAACCTACCCGCATATAAGGTTGGACGGCTATGGAAGTTCAAACTGACCGAGGTTGATGACTGGGTGCGTTCCGGAGGAGCTGCCGAGGATATGCCTGTCGAAAAGGAGACCGGTGAATAATCCGGATCTATTGATTGAGTACAGATTATCGGACAATAAATTAATTAGAATGAAACTGAGGCAGTGTAATATGCCGGATATAAAGACACCAAGAAAGGTATGAGTGAAAAAATATGGATAATCAAGCACATAACGCTATTGTAAGTTTTATATGGGGCATCGCTGATGATTGCCTCCGTGATGTATATGTACGCGGTAAATACCGCGATGTGATACTGCCGATGACGGTCATTCGGCGTCTTGACGCCATGTTGGAGGACACCAAAGCTGCCGTTCTTGACATGAAAAAGAAAATGGATGATGCAAACATCGCAAACCAGTGGCCTGCACTCTGTAACGCGGCGGGACAGGCTTTCTGCAATGCTTCTCCTTTTTTGCTGCGCGATCTTACCAGTCGTGCAAAGAAGCAAACCTTAAAAGCAGATTTTGAGGCCTATCTTGACGGCTTTTCTCCTAATGTACAAGAGATACTTGAA